CTCTACCCGCCCGTTGCATACCTGCGGCAGCTTCAAATTCGCAAGGGCCGGTGAGCACTTTTACGCCGTCTTCTGTATTTACCGCAATTGTGCCTTTTTCTAGCCGAACGCGATAGGGCGTTTTGTGTTCCGCGCCCGTCAACACGACCCAAGGCGGGATCGTAATCTTGCGCTCGTAAACTTTTGGCAAAAACGTATGCTCTGTAACAATGTCCGCTTGCGGCATTTTAAGCAATTCATCTTGCAGCGCCAACACCTTGTCCGGCGTAACTTCCGCAAGGTTAAATTCTTGACCGCAAGCTAATTGCATCAGATTATTCCAAAAGCAGGTTGTTGTTGGATGCAGCTTGCATGATGACCCAATTTGTGCCGTCTGACACCATTGTCGCCCAATTTCCCACAACCGCCAAGAGGATCGCCGTTCCAGCCGAAGTGCTGTCAATTGGCACAACATTGCTGGATGCCGAGACAAGCGTTTGCGCCTGCATGTTCTTAAAAACTAACTGGCGCCCCACCCATGAAGCGGCTGCTGGCAGTGTGACCGTACAGGTTGAGCCTGACTTGTTGTTGATCAACCAGGTTTCGCCGTCGGCGACTGTAAAGTCAGCGGTCTTGGTGACCGGCGCAGCAACGCCTTGGTAGTCCGTATTAGCCACCGCAGCCGAGATGGCCGTGCCGTTGCCCTTGAGCAAGCCGGTGACGGTGGTGCTTAACGTGATTGCTGGCGTGGTGGTGGCCGTTGCCACCGTACCGGCCAGGCCATTGGCCGAGACAACCGACACGCTGGTAACCGTACCGCTGGTTGCTGGCGCGGCCCAAGTGGGGGCACTGCCTGTAGTAGCCGTTAGCACTTGGCCTGTTGTACCGGCAGCGGTAAAGGCATACGCCGTACCCGTACCATAGGCAACACCATTGGCTGTAGGAGTTGCTGTGCCATTTGTGCCACCGTTGGCAATAGGCAAAACACCACTGACATGGGTTGTCAGGCCAATTTTGCCCCACGCTGGCGCGACGCCCACGCCGCCCGAGATAAGCGCATTGCCAATAGCAACATCAGGCAGTTTTGCCAAAGTAGTTGTTGTGTTGGCGTACAACAGATCGCCGACAGCATAAGAGCCAAACCCTGTGCCGCCATTGGCCGCAATCAGCGTCCCTGCCAGCGTCACAGCGCCCGTGGTGGCCGCTGCGGGAGTCAGACCAGTAGCGCCGCCTGCAAACGACAGCACGCCCGTGTTGGCAACGGTGATTGTTCCAGCCCCGTTGGTGACTGATATGCCAGCACTAGTGCCTAGCGTGTTAAGGGTATACCCTGTGCCATTGCCGATCAGCAGTTGGCCGTTAGTAGGGATAGTACTTAGCCCTGTGCCGCCATTGGTAACCGGCGTGATGCCAAGCGCCCCGCCAGTAATGTTGTAGATGTTGTAGAACCAGCGATACCACTCACGCGAAACCGCCCCTGTGCGCTCGTCAGTAAGCGGCACGCGAGGCGGCGTGATCTGGGTATTAAGGTTAGGCATTGGTCGGGCTTATGATCAATTCCGCACCCATGATCGCTATTTTGTTAGGGTCAGTGCCTGAAAGTTCATAGACCCTATCGCGCAGCTTTAGGGTCATGCCCAGCCGCCGCCAAAAGGTTCGGTGCCCATACGCGCCAATTTTGCCGATCTTTGACCAGTGTTCGTTTGACCATGTGTGACCGCCGTCATCCGACCAGCGCAACATGACTTCGGGGTCAGAACCTTGGCCGGTATTTAGCCCCACGCCCGTCTCGCAATCAAGTTGCAGGCTGTGATGCGCGGTGCGCTTCAGGTTGTTCTGGCCGGTGGGCAGCGCCCGCCACGACCGCAGCCACTTTTGGATGTCGCCATTGTCAGCGTACACATCCAAGTCAAATGTGTAGATATTGCCGTTTGCAAAGTCGCCAACGATAATGTTGCCGCCAAAGTTGCACTGGCAATTGCTGCGGTGCCTCATAAATTCGCCATCAACAAAGCCAGCGCGTTCGTGCCAGGCTTGCGTGGCTACGTCGTACACCCAAGTGGCGTTGCCGCTTGGAAAGGTCAACACATAAAAAGCGTGGCCTTCTTGCTGGTAGGTGTAAGCAATCGCGTCCGAAATATTGCCGTACTGAGCAATGGCGTACTCTACCGCATGGGTTGAAATGCGAACACCAGTATAGCCGTTGGCGCGGTAGACGATGCCTTGCCCACGGGCGTCTGTGCCTAGCCAGAACAGGCCGTTGTCCATCTTGGCGATGGTGTACGCCGACACGCAGCCAATCTCGTTAAACGCGCCTTGGATGCGCTGCAAAGGGAAGTCAGCCGCGCCAGAGTCGTACCAAACTTCAACTGAATCAGTGCCAAACACCCACAGTTCGCGGTGGTCGGCAATAAGGCCCACCACGCCGTCTGGAGAGCCTTCAGCGCTTGCAAAGTCCAGCGGGTCAACGGATGTGCCATCTAGCAACTGCGACACCCAGATAATCTGGCTGTCAGGCTGGTTGAAGACAAAGTAGCCGTCAAGGTAGGCCACGGTTACCGCGCCGGCAAAGTCAGGGTCGGTGATCTGGGCAAATACGTTGGTGGTTTCGTTGTAGATGTAACTTGGCCCATTGGCCGCAATGAACAATTGCGTGCCGTTGTCTGCAATGGACACAGGGCCGGTGCCGGCCACGGTGCCTAACAATGTGGGCGTAGCGGTCAAGCCAGTGACTTTGTAAAATTCATTGCCCGACACGACATAGAAGTCGCTGCCGTTGGTCTGGTGCGCCCACAGGCCGCGAATAGGGCCGGTGCCTATGGTCTGTTGAAACTGTAACCCTGGCGCACGGTTAAGAAACCCAGCCTCTTTGCCGCCTTCTGGGATGACTTCGGGAAACAGATTGACCATGCGGTTGTCCGCAGCGTTGATGCTGCGGGCCACATAGCTGGAGCCAAGAATCGGCGTTTTCATCAGTAGTTGCCAGCATAGATGTTAAAGCGCTGCCGAGTCGCTACGATGGCATATGGCATCGACATCACATCGTCAGGGTTGTTGATGCGTTTCAAGTTGCGCTTGCTGGTCATGGCAATGCGCTGGACTTGGGGGCTTGGCTCAACGCCAAACTCAGGCGCTATTTCCATTGCCAAGTTGTAAGTGAACGCCCGCAAGTAGCCTGGCGGGAAAAACAAGTCAGTCGCCAAGGTGGCGGGATTGCTTAGTTCTTGCACCGAGACAAAGTGCCATTCCAAGTCGCGTGTGGGGCGCGGATAGATGGACATCGTAACGTCTGGGTAAGTCATGTTTACAAAAATGACTTGTGGGTACGTTGATGTTACGGTTTTAACGGCGATCCCGTTGTACTGTTGCTGGTTGATGAACTTGATGCCAAACGACACGTTGGTGCCAGGGTCACGAAAGTAAGTCGCCTCATCCAACAACACGGGCCGCAGGCCAATAAAGTCGCCCGAAGGGCCAAGCGTGCGCGTAATTTGCCCTGCGGGCCAGGTAAAGATTTGATCTTGAGTGCTGAACACCGAGAGACGCTCAGTGTTCCATGAGTCGATCATCTGATTCATCGCCATCAGACTGTCTTGCGACACTGATGCAGAGGTCGTCTCACCTTCGGCCAGCACGCCGAGCAAACGAAGTGCCCGATTGATTTGATCGCCAGCAGTGTAAACGGCCATCTCAGACTCCTTCGGCTACAGCCTTACGTGTGTATTTGCGCTTAACTTCTAGCGCGTTCACCACTACTTCAGGTTCTGATGTGGGTGCTTCTGGATTGTAGCGTGTCCAGCCGTTTGTTTCATCAAACACGGCTTCAAGTTCCATCGTGGCAACTTTGGCCCCGTGGACGGGATGCTGAAGATAAATGTTCATAAGAAAACGGGAGCCGAAGCCCCCGCTTTTTAGTTAGGATGCTACCAATGGAACAGAATACCATTGGGTGGTGGAAGATGCCACCAACAACGAACTGGTAAGGTTTGTAATGCTATACGCACCGTTGGCCGCAACTGCATTGATTGCCCCGCCAGTGGCGGGATAAATATTCAGCGCGCCGGCAGCGGTGTTTTTAACAATAATTACCATACCAGCTACCGCTGTAGGCAAAATTACGCCTTTGGTGCCATCCGCCGCCGAAACGACATTGATACCCTCAGCTAGTGCAGCAGCATTGCCTTGAGTACTGCCAGCCGCCGCAACAGCAGCAACAGGAAGGCGAATGGCGCCGGTTGAAGTGCCGGTTGAATTACCGGTCATGGTCGTAGCAGTTATGGTCGTAGCGGTTACCGCTTGCAACGCTGACGCGCCGGTAACGGTTACGCTATCAAATTCAGGGTCGCTATACGCAACGCCTACAGCTTTAGTATTTGGCATGGTGTTTCCTTAAAAACGGGGCCGAAGCCCCATTTGGTTTAGGCAATGCGGTATGCAGTCCAAGTGCCATCGCCGGTTTTACGGGCGCGGAACTGGGCAGAAGTATTAACCGCTACCGCAGCAACACCAACAATTGTCCAACCAGTACCAGCAGCCAAAGTGACTGAATCAGAACCGGAAGCATCAATATTGATGATGATGAAGTCAAGAGAGGCGTTGACTTTTGACGCGGCTGTGATGTCGGCTTCTACCAGTGCCACGGTGGGCAAAGTCAGATTACCGGCAGCGCCGTTGAACACAAACAAGCCATTAGACAGTTCAGCAGCCGTCATTGTCGCGGCAGCAGCCACGGCAGTAGGAGCGCCTTGAACCGACAGAACAGCTTCACCGATATTGCCGTCACCAAGCTGGTAGCCACCAGCGCCATTAGGAAGAGCCATGATAATTTCCTTAAAAAAAATTTAAAAAACGCCCCCGAAGGGGCATTAGGTTTAGCCCCAGATGCGGCAGGCCATTTGTGGACGGATGGTACTGAAACCATACAGAACGTCAATACGGCAAGGCATACGGTCGTTGTTGATGTCGTACTGACGAACAACGCGCAAGCTGATACCGTTGTGAACGGCACGTGCAGCCATGTCAACGCCTTGTGGCAGCAACAGGTCAGCAGTGGCGAACGTGATGGCATCCTTGTGGTAGACCAAGTTCTGAGCGTACTGAGTAGAAGCCGCGCCCACGAAGGTCACAGTTGCGCCAGTTGCAGGCAGCACATCCACAGTAGCCAGAGCGTGGTTGGCCGAGTACATCGGAGCAACAGTCACAGTCCAAGTGCCGGACGAAGCGGTGGCATCAGCCAAAGCAACGAACTGGAACAGCGAACCAGTAGACTCACGGGTTTGTGGGTTGACAGCATTGCAAGCACTGACTGTGAACACGTCACCAGCTTTGATGGTGGTAGACACAGAGCCTTGTTCCAGCAGAATGGTAGAAGCGCCTTCGGCAGTAACGCCTGGGGTCTTAACCAGTGTGGAAGCGCTTGCGCTACGTGAGCCAGTGGTGTGCTGCTTGATCGACTGAGACATGTTGACTTCATCAAAGCCCAACACGCCAGTGCCCATCATGCCGTTCTTAAACTGCTTGCTAATGGTGTCGGTGGGATTAAACAGACCTTTCATGCCTTCAACCAAACCAGCGTTTGCAGCGGGGTTAACCGTTGCATAGCGGGGCGTCATCACGGCAGCGTTCTCGTTCAGCTTCTGCTGGGCTTGCAACAGCACCAGAGAGGTAGAAGGAGTCGTGCCGGGGGTGCCGACCGTGTTACCAATGGTTTTGTACGCATTGGCAACGTCAGCATCAATACTGGACGCCAACTGGCTAATACGTGGCTTAAGCACACGTTCTGCGAAGTCGTCCAACTGCATCGTCAGTTCAGCGGAGGTGAAGTTCACGCCGATATGCTTTTGGGTGGAGACAGTCAGCGTGGTGAACTGCTCGTTGTCGTCCTGAACTTGCAGGGCAGCACCGTCAGTGACCAGAGCGCGGTCGGGCAGGCGAATACGCAGAGTAGAACCGATCTTGGCACCACTGACAGCAAAACTGTCGTCGTACTGACGGTTTACGTTGCGGGTAAGCACCAGGTTGTTTTCGAGAATCTCAAGCGCCTTGCGCGTGATCATGTCGATGGTAAGAATCGAATTAGCCATGAAGAAAATCCTTTAAAAGTTAGCGGGTTTGCGCTTCCCACTTTTTCCGTTGTCGTGCCCTATCGGCTTCAATCCACTGCGAAGTCGTCATGTTCTGGGTAGAACGTGGGTCCGTAGTGTCGTAGGCCGGTGATCCAGTGGATCGGGCAGTGACAGGCGAAATCGGCGCTGGCGCTGATGTAGTACGTTTC